ACAACTAATAAAGATATGTGGTCAAATGCTTGGGTTGGTTGTAGATTGTTTATTCACAATAAACAATGGATTATAGAATCTGTTCAAGATGCACGTAATGCAATTGCGTATGTTAATGGGCCGTTTTCATTACCTGATGGACCTTTGTATAATTGGACTGAAGCGGTATTCAGTAATATGCGTGGATGGCCAATGTCTATATCGTTTCATCAAAATAGACTTGTTTTTGGTGGCAGTCCATCTTTGCCAAACAGTATTTGGATGTCCAAGACAGGTGAATATACTAATTTTGATGTTGGTACAGGTCTTGATGATGAAGCAATTTTTGTTACATTGTTGTCTGCACAACATCACCAGATATCAACAATTATGAGCGGAGATGCGTTACAAATATTAACATCAATTGGTGAATGGACGATTTCAAATTCTCCGTTAACACCATCTAATGTTAATATTAAACAGCATACATCTGTGGGCAGTATAATTACAAATTATTTACCACCACAAAAAATTGAAGGCAGTACAGTTTTTGTATCTAAATCGGGAAAAGATATTCGTGAATTAGATATTGATGTATTAAATCAAACTTATAATGCTACAGATTTATGTCTTTATTCCAAGCATCTTATGGATAATCCTGTCAGTATCGCATATAACCAAATACATCATCGTTTATATGTTGTTATGGCAAATGGTAATATGGCTGTGTTAAACAAATATACCAGTTCAGAAATAGCAGCATGGGGTACATATAAAACCCAGGGACAATTTAAATATGTCGCCGTTATAGATGATATAACATATGTTGTTGTAAAAAGACAAAATACATCTTTCCTGGAGAAATTTGATAACAGTTGTTTAAATGATGCAGATGTATATAATTTTTCATATTGCATTTCTGCATTGCCAATGATTATAAACGGGCATATACCGACAAAATTAAGATTACGTAAAATAACTTTGCGGTTAAAAGATACCAAGACTGTCTTTGTAAATGGAAAACGTGTGGATATGCCAAATGCAGTTTATGAAGAAAACAGTCCTGGATATAGCGGTGATTTAACGATGAATTTATTGGGAATTCATTTTGATACAATGCAACCATTGTGGTCTGTATCAAGCAATGAAGCATTACCTGCAACTATATTATCTGTGACGACAGATGGTTGGTATTTAATATAAAAAAAGGAGTTTAACAATGGGACAATTAGTGTCTGATGTGACAAAGGTTTTAGATTACAAAGAATCAAAAAATTCAGCAAAAACAGAAAGACAAAAAATATTAGCGCAAATGGCAGAAGATGAAAAAACAAAAACTAATTTAATAAAAAAGATTTTATCGGAACAACGTGCAAAATATGGTGCAACTGGGAACAGCGGAAAAACTTTGACAGAAGAAGCGGTATTAAAACGCATGAGATCTGAAACAGAACAGCCGTACGATGAAAAATATAAAAATAATCTGGAAAAAATGAAAAAGATTAAAACAAGTAAACCAAACTTAATTAAAACTTGGTTATCAAATATAGATAAAATAGCTGGATAAGTGAAAATAATGACTGTTTCGCAAGCACTCAATTTTTTATACGAATGGAACAGGGTGCTGGGGTTTAAAACACCAAAACATCATGAACAAATAATGCATTTTTTGGTGGATGTTTTTAACATGGAACAGCATCGTGGTTTGTTGAACGCATTCAGGCATTCTGGAAAATCTACTGTTGTAGGAGTTTTTGCCGCATGTGTTTTATACTATAAACCAGAAACCAGAATATTGATTTTATCAGCAGAAACAGGATTGGCATCACGGATGGTTTCGCATATAAAAAATATTTTGGAAAATCATCCGTTATGCGGTGATATTTTACCAGATGTGAAAAAAGAGTGGGGCTGTCACAAGATTACTGTTAAACGTCCAATTGGAATACGAGAACCATCAGTGATATGTCAGGGAATATCTGGAAATATTACAGGTTTACGTTCTGATTTAATTATATGTGACGACGTAGAAGTACCAAATACTTGCAACACCCAACAAAAAAGAACAAATCTACGCGAAAGATTGCGAGAATTGGATTTTATATTATCACCACATGGAACAATGATTTATATCGGAACACCACATACACATGACACGATATACAAAACAGAATGATTATATGGATGAAACAAATGTGCGTAATCTGGCCAGCGCTTCTTGGCCTTGGTCGCCAAACATTGGCAAATACGTTTCATATTCAGGCATGTCTGCCTGGATTTGAGCACGGTTTCTTTCTGTTAAGGTTTCTGATAACAATTTTTTAGCAGAATCCCAAATACGGTATGCTTTGTCTGTTTTTGCAACAATGCGCCACTTGGCCAGCATATCTGCATCAGACATAATAGAAGATTTTATATCTTCTATCCAATCATTACCAAATCTTTGAACAACAGGCATACTTTTAATCTTGGCCAGATGTTCAGGTGTTGGTTGAAATTCGTCCAAGGCAATTTTCAATTGTGATTTTTCTTCATCGCTTAACGAAAATATCACGGTTTGCCCAGACATCATACCACCATAAGGCAATAAATCTTTGTCGATAGAATCCATCGGGGTTTTCCCACTGTGCAGATTATTTATATGTGCAATTAATTTTTTGCCAGTCGGTAATAATTCAAGTTCATTGATAACCTTTGGATCATTTGATTCTTGAACAAAAACTTTGTTAACAGCCGCCCAACCACCTTCGATAACGTGTTCTTGACGATAAAGGTTTAATAAACGTTGTGCGATTATATGTGCTTGTTGTGGCATGGTAATCTCTCTCCTGTGGGTATATCTATTGCATAACAATCATAACGATTTTATGTATTGATTTACCAGATACTTTTTCTTCTGGACCAGATATATGTCCGTACATTTTACCGCTGGTATCTTGACGAACAACCGCGATTTGTGCATCAACAGTTTCTTCGGAATTAATTTTCGAAAAGTCTGCATTTATAAATACAGCCAAATCGCCAACCTTTGGTTTTGTATTAGCATCTGCGAAAACATGTGAAGATTCTGGAATAAAACCACCAAGACGTTTCGAATTTGGGACAATTGCATAGATACCGTTGCGTCCTTCAAGGGCAGATGGTGCAACAATCATATTTTCATCAGATTTTTTTAGTTTGATTGATTTTCCGCTTGGTGTACCAAATACAGGAACCAATTTTTTGCGTGCATTATCATACAGCTGGGCACCATATAACCCGCCATGTATATCCAGACCAGATATTGGATTAACCGGTTCCAAGACAGATTTAACGCGTTCTTTAACCTTGTCAATTTGTTTTGTTAATTCACCAGCACTGTAAAGTTTTGCGATTTCATCAAATAATTGTTTTGGTGTGTATCCGAATGCTTTTGCAAGAATATCGATTTCGTTTTCGTATACTTCGCGTTGTCCGACTTCTATTTTGTGGTATACAGACAATGTCATTTTCGCTGCTTTGGCGGCTTCTGCGATAGTTTTTTCGGAACGTTGACGGATTTTGCGTAACCCACTGCCGAATATTTTAAGTCCGCTGCCTTCGTTGTCTGTTAAACGGCGTTTGATTTCATTTTGCCAATTTTGTGCAACAGCATCTGTTTCGTGAATGAATATATCAGACAGTTTGCAACTCAGTATTGTACAAACATTCAAAAGTTGGTTTTGGTTTAATCTGCGAACACCCTTTTCAATTTTTGAAACAGCAGATAAAGATAACCCCGCACGTTTCGCCAATTCTGTCATTTTAAGACCTTTGGCAGCACGAATGTTACGAATGTTGTTTGGAAAAATGATTTCTTCTTGTGCCATTTGTACACTCCTTAAAGATTTGTTGACAAAATAGTAGTAAATTTTAAAAAATATAGCAAGTGATTTTTAAATGATATCGTCAGGAATATCGTTTATATCACTAATGCTTTGCATTTCTTTATCTGTGTTCGGTGCAAAGTTATCGCCAAATTCGGTATCCGTATCATCTTGAACAAACTGGTTCAAATTATCAAATAATGAATAATCGCCGTTAAAGCTAAGGTGGACAGTTTCTGGTTTCCCATGTCTGTTTTTTGCGATTATAACATCTGCTTTGTTTCTGGCTTTGTCAAGTCTGTTTTGCCAGTGTTGTGTTGCATTTTCAGATGCCAGACCAGATAAACGCTTTTCAGGTGAACGACCATCAAGGTAATATTCTTCACGATATGTGAACATCACAATATCCGCATCTTGTTCAATAGAACCAGATTCACGCAAATCAGACAACACTGGTCGTTTATCATCACGTTCTTCAACTTTACGCGATAACTGGGACAAAGCGATAACAGGAACATCTAAATCTTTGGCAAGTATTTTTAAACCACGTGTGATTTCTGATAATTCTTGTACACGGTTATCATTATGTTTGCCACCAGGTGATGTCATCAACTGTAAATAATCGATAACAATCAATGCGATGCCACCAAATTGTCGTGCAATGCGACGTGCGCGTGTTTTTATACCAGGAACAGACATATTTGCGGTATCGTCAATAACAATTGGAACTTTTGACAAAGCATCTGCATATTGCGACATTTTCATAAAATCTTCATCTGTTAAATTACCATCACGCATTCGTGATGCAGGTATTTTTGATTGTGAAGACAAAACGCGGGCCGCCAGTTGTGCTTGGGACATTTCAAGACTGAAAAATGCAACAGCACCCTTGTATTTATCGTTTGCGCGCCCATTTAATATCGCATTTGCAGCATTAAAAGCGATGTTCATTGCCAGTGTTGTTTTTCCCATACCAGGACGGCCGGCAATGATGATTAAATCAGAATGGTGCAAGCCACTGATTGATTTATCTAAATCATCAAGACCAGTTGTCAGACCGGATAATTTTCCATCGGCCTTGTACGCGATTTCTGCTTCTTGCAAGGCGCTTTTTAATGCTTCGGCTAATGATACAGCACTGTGTTCTGATTCGCCGGTTGATGCCAGATTAAACAATTTCTGTTCGGCAGATTCAATTTGTGTGTTTACGTCTTTGTCTAAATCTTCGGTATAGGCATCGTCAATTATTGATTGACCCAAACCTATTAAATCACGACGACGGGCATTATCAAAAACAATGCGACCGTAATGTTCAACGTTTACAACAGTAGACCCAGCAGAAGCCAATTTAGATAAATATTCAACACCGCCAACATTTTCTAGAACACCTTGTTGTTCAAGATATTTTTTTGCGGTGATTATATCAAAGGGAACCCCAACAGCAAATTGACGTAATGCCAATTTATATATTTCTTGGTGCGCAGGATGAGAAAAATGTTCTGGTAATAAAAATTCAGATATAGATTCCAGTGCACGATTGTTCATTAACACCGCTGCAAGAACAGCCTGTTCTGCTTCTAAATTCGTAGGTAAAGTCTTCGGAGTAAAGTCCATGTCTATTAGATTAAACGAAAATTTTAATAATTCAATACCTTTTTTAAGCGGGTATAAATATTTAAAAATACCAATCATAGATAATGCCGGAAATCCGGCATGGCCAGAAATGTTTCCAATTGAAAAAATACGTGAATTAGAAACAATCGTTGGACTGCGACATTTTTCTGCACAAATGATGTTGGAATATATAGCAGAAGAACGTGCGCATCTTGATCCTGGGGCAGCACATTTTTATTGTGATAATTTTGATTATAATCATGCCAAAATTGGTGAAAACATTATTACAAGTTATGCGCTTTATTGGGACCCATCGCTAGGACAAGTTAATTCTGATGGCAGTGTATGTGTACTGGTTTATAAAGATGATAAAAACAGAACCGCTTTTGTACACGATATTTTATATATGTCTGTTTTAGATGATGATATTCACCCGTTGGCCAGTCAATGTGAACAAGTTATAGATTTTATGCAAAAACATCGGGTGACTAAAATTGGCATAGAAACAAATGGAATGGGAAACGCGTTACCAGAAATAATGCATCGTGTCGCACAAGACAGGCAATATTTGATGCACATTTTGCGAGTTTCCAACCATACAAAAAAGGAAACACGAATATTAAATTCTTTGGAACCAATGTTGAATACGGGGCGATTGTATTTACACGATAAAATAAAACAGACAATATTGTTGTCTGAAATGTTGGCGTGGTCGCCAATTGGTTCCAAAGAACACGATGATGGGTTGGATGCAATAGCTGGCGCGCTGGCTATGATGTCGTGTCCAATCCATCCATTGAAAGAACATATTAAATTAATTAAAGCAAATACAGATTTTCAAATATAAAAAACAAAAAGGAAAACAAATGCAAAAAAATCTTATGCAATTATATAAACGTGCCTTGGATGAACGAGAAATTTGGTTGCCGCGTTGGAAAACAGCAATGCGCTATACGATACCAACAGATGATGCAGATATTGCTACATTATTTGATGCAACTGCATCTGATGCAGTTGATAATCTGGCGGCATCTATGTATTCATTGTTAACCCCACCAGAATCATTATGGATAAATTTAGTTCGTGAAAGTGATCTGTCACCAGATGCAGAAAAAGCAACAGCTGTATTACGGGCGCATTTAAATGATTCTAATTTTTATACAACGATACATCAATGTTATACAGACTTGGTTATTTTGGGTACGGCTTGCTTGTTCATGGCAGAAAATCCAATCGGTGCAGATTCTGCGTTTTCTTTTACGGCAATACCAATGACAGATATTGCAATATTGCCAGGCGCTGTTTTTCATACAACGTCTTTACCTGTTTCTGAAATTCCAGACAGATATCCTAATGTTGTATTGCCAAAGAATATAAACGATATGATTAAAGATAGTCCTCAAACCCCGATAAGATTAGTACAGTCTTTGGTCGGACAAGATTTTACTGCCTGGTTGGACATAGGTGGAGATATTGAAAACAACATTGTTGCACGTGGAACATTTGAAACAAATCCATACATTATTTTCCGTTGGTCTTTAATCAGTGGTGAATTATACGGGCGTGGTCCGGTTTTACGCGCGTTGCCAGATATAAAAACTGCAAACAAAGTTGTAGAATTAGTTTTAAAGAATGCGACTATCGCAGTTAGTGGTATTTGGCAGGCAGATGATGATGGGGTTATTAATTTATCAAATATAAATTTAACTCCGGGGGCAATTATACCAAAAGCCGTAGGCAGTTCTGGTTTAACACCGTTATCAAGTGGTGCAGATTTTGATGTTTCGCAAATTGTTCTACGTGATTTGCGCGACAGAATAAGACATACTTTGTTGGCTGACAGATTAGGTTTGTTGTCTGATAAAGAAATGACAGCAACAGAAATATTAGCGCGTAATTCAGATATGGTTCGTATTTTGGGTGCAACATACGGTAGATTGTTGCATGAATTTATCAGACCTTTGTGTGAACGTGGATTGCAAATATTATCGCGTCGTGGTTTGATTGATAAAATATCTTTGCACAGTGATGCCGAATTAAAATATATTGCTCCGATTGCTCAAATGGCCCAGGAAGAAATGTTAATATAGGTGGATTTTATGATTGATATAGAAAAACAATATGCACGAATATTTTCTGGAACATCTGGAAAACAAGTATTAAATCATTTGCGTTCTATGACCATAGAACACATTCTAGGGCCAAATGTTTCAAATGATGAATTGCGTTGGTGGGCTGCTCAAAAAGCGCTGGTACACCAAATAGAAAATTTAATTCAAAGGGGTAATAATCCAACACAATGA